TTCTAATTCTTTTTTATTTTCTTTATTATTTAATCCTAACGAATTAGACATACCAGCTACTTCTAATTCTTTTTTATTTTCTTTATTACCCAATCCCAACCAATCGGACATTCCTTCTAATGGATTTTTTAAAAAGTCCATAGCACTAGAAATATTCTCTTTAATATCTGTGTATAATTTTATAGGTGTAGTAATTACATCCATAAATTTATGACCCATATCTTTCATTTTATTACCAAAATTTGTTTGCATCTGATATGCTAATCGATTAGTTTTAATTAAATCATTAACATTTTTATTATTATTAACTACTGAATCTTGCATAGTTTTAATCATTGAATTAGAATTAGCCATGCCACCAGACATACTAATATTACTGTTAATATTTTTATTAGTTAAAGATTCTCTAAATTTAGTTAGTGAATCAATTAAAGAATTTCCAAAACTAACTAATTCAGATTCTTTGTTTTCTGATTTAACTTCAACCTTAATATCTTTATCTTTCACTTGTTCTGTTAAAATTTTAATATCTTCTAAAACTTTATTTATTTTTTCTAATTTTTCTAATTGTTGATCATCATAATTATCAACAGGTTTATTTTGAAGTTGACCTGCGGTATCTTTTACATATAATAAGAAATTATCTTCAATAGCCAAAAACATCAACACCTTAAATTTTTATTGATATTTACATATACTTATATTAATTTGTTCTTTATTAATAAAAAATGAGTTTAAGAAAAACCCTTAAACTCATCTGAAGTATTTACATTATTTTGCATTTTCATTATTTTTTCTATTTCTTTAAACCAAAAAGATCTATCTCTGTAAGTCATAAACTGTAAATCGACATAACTTAATTTTCCAAAATATACTAACTGTACTAATTCTGAATTAATCTCATTCTCTATATCATTATAAATACTTAATGCATTTACTATTAGTTGCGGATCATCTACCGCTCGGACGAAAAAATTCGTCTGTCATTATAGGTGCTTGATTAAAGAATTTTTGACACTCTGTACATTGTGATGTTGCGTTTTCTGTATAGCCATGGTCAAAATTAGCTAAATGTTGTTTAATTGCAACTAAATCACCAGCAGGTAACATGGGCCATATTTTATTGAGCATTAAATTAAAATCATCAGCTTTTGTTAATATATCTTTAGTTTCGGTAGGCAAAGACATTTCTTCTGTACAAAGAGCATATCTATATATTTCAGGGCTCATTTTAATCCCCATTTTATATAAATCAGAATGTTTTGATTCTGTTGATTCAATTAAGCTACCAAATTTAGGAAATTTCATTCTCAATTTAATTTTTGATACTGGTAATTCTAATTCAAAATCATCTTTATATTCTTCTAAATATTTAATTGGATAATCTTGTATATTAACAGTGACACTTATTTTTGACCCACATTCAGGACATTCTCTATCTATCTTATAAGTTGGTCCATATGTTATAACTCGAAGCCAATACAACACAAAGAATACATCAGCATCGGTCATTTCCTCGATATCAATTTTTTCAACAACAGCATTTTGTATTAATTTTTTAATAACATTGAAAAAATTTCCTCTATCAAACTTATCTAATATTTTTTCTTCACTTGTTATCCAAGGTCTTATATGTATTTTACCTTTAGATAGAGGATTTTTCTCGTTATAAGGTAAACCTCTTGAAGGTAATTCAAATTCTTCTGTGTTGGGTTTAAGAAAACTCAAATCTAATTCTTTTTTTGCCATAGGTTTTATTTCAACCTTTCTTTATAGTATTATACTTTTATTTTTTGCTTCTGGTGCACCTGCTACTATTAATTTACTACAGGCGGAATTAAAATTATCTAACATTGATTTCTCTGTAACTAACCCATAAAAATCAAATTTATTTAGATTAATTATAGTATCTCCGTAATTACCATTCTCAATAGCAGGCATTGAACTATATATGCCAAAATTAGTAAAAGATTGAACAGCACCTGTTCTTAAATCCTTAATAAACGAAACACACTTATTAGATTTAACTATATTTCTCTGCTCATCAAATTCTTTTACTAATACCACATGTTCGATTGATGCGGCTGTTTCTCCACTAGCTAGGAAAATTATATCATCTTTTTTAAACATTCTTAACCCTCTCAATTGTTATTTTATTTAATATATCTGTTATATTTAACTTATCTGAATATAAATTTCAAGTACATCTTTAGAGACATTTCTACTTTCTATTTCAGTATAAATTAATTTATTCAAATAATCAATCTACTATTTAAACATATACAACTAATACCACAACACATCTGTGGTATTAGCTATAATTCAACTTGTGAGTAATACTTGTTAGTTCAAAAACTAGTCCAGTATTGGTTCCAGAATAAATATTAAATCTTTTTCATCCTCCTTGATATCAGTTATTTTACCCCATTTATTTTCTGCATATTTAGTTTTCTTACCAAGTTTATCTTTATTGATACATATAACAGAATCAGACATAAAAGTTCGTATATAATCTTTATGTGTATCATCAGCATTTAAAATTCTTAATATTAATTTATCAGTTTCCCAATATATACCTTCATCTTTATATGATTTAATAATCTTCTTTTTCAACTTAGGTTTTTCAACTTTTGTTGATTTCTTATCTATTTTAGTTGTTTTTGTTTTTTTAATCTTAGTATCCTTAACTGAAGTATTCTTCGCTGATTTAACTCTAGGCATCAGTAATACCCTCCATAATTCTCATGATACATATATTATATCACATATAAACATATCTGTCAAGTACTAATTATAATTTTATTTAAAGTTATTTTCGTTTTTTCTTTGTTTTATTAGATATATCTGCTATAGAAGGTGCAGACCATTCAGATATTAAAGCTTTTCTAAAATCTACAAACATTCTAAAGCTACCACCAGCTTCTCCATCACGATTCTTACAAACATAGATTACTGATTGATTATTAGCATTATCCTGTGGTGTTGCGTTAATAGTAACAGCACAATCAACATGTCTAGCAATACCATATGATTCAGCTATATATTCTTCTGTTAGTATACCACCATTAGACAATTCTTTTAAACCCTCTCTGTTAAGCTGAGTTGCTGTAATTACTGGTATTCCAAACTCTATACCAACGTTTCTTAATTCCTGATAAATAGTATCAAGTTCAAACCTTCTATCATTATATCTAGCACTAGACCTCATAATATCAGCATAGTCTACAATTAGAGCATCAGCTTTGAATCCTTTAGCATTTTCAACTCTTTTTAGATATGTTCCTATATCTGTTGCAGTACAAGAACTTGAAGGGTATCGTTTGACTACTACTCTACCAATATGCTTATCTAATAAATTTTTGAGATTTTCTATTGTCTGGTCTGTTTTGAATTCATCTTTAGTGCAACCGAGTAATCTCATATCATATCTTTGTGATGTAATTTCTTCTGACATTTCAAGTGATATATGAACTACATTATACTTTTGTAATATTAAGTTGGCTCCGACATTTACAAGATACATCGATTTACCAGAATGAGCTGGGCCCATAAATGTAAATAATTCTCCATTACCAAAACCACCAAATATTTTATCAAATTCAGCCCATCCTGACGGTAATCTTTTTATTTCATTATTTTCTGCTCTACGAGTCCATCTACTATCAACCTCATCAAAATCGTATACATCGGTACCATAATCTTCTAATGATGCACCAACGAGTAATGCTTTTTCTACTCTTGCTTTAACATTTGAGTGTTTATTTATATCACCTAAATCATCTATAGATTCAGATATAGCCTCTTTTAGTGCTTGACAAGAAACAAAATTCTTTACATTTTCTTCTATATATTTAACAGTAGAGGTGAGCAATCTTTTTTCTGTATATATTTCATCTAAAGTTTCTCTGAGAGTATCTGATTTATAACTGCTAGAACTGATTAAATCATACAACACTTCTTTTGTTGGAGTACCTTTATATTCATTATAAAAGTTGATTAAATTTTTATATATTACATTATACTCTCTTAATTCAAAAAAATTAGGATTAACATTCAATCCTATTCTTTCAAATACTTTTGGTTCTTGTATCATTGTTATAATTATCTGTTTTTGAAATTCAATATCAAATGAAAATGTATCGGAATTCCATCCTGCAACTTCTGGCATTATAAAATTACACCTCTATTTATATAAACATTTTAACTAATGTTTCTTCTGTTATTTCATTTAAAGGAGTTGATTTAATCTTATTAATAAAATCAATCTCAAATTCAGCTTTAAATATATCAACAATATCATGATAACTTAATTCAGAATTTATTTTTTTAAGTCTAATTAAACTATTAATATTACTTTGTTTATTTGGAGTTAATCTATAGAAGCCATCGTTATTTTTAATAGCTAAATGTTTAGTCATATCTTCTTTATTAGCTTCCATTTTTAAATATTTTTCATATAAATATGTCATCTTCAAAGAAAATATAATATTAGCTGTTGGTTTATTCATTTTAAGATTCATATTAGCTTTAGTTATGTTCCAATTTCTAATCATTATATCAATATAATCATAGACATTATCTATACCAGATTCAGATAAAAATTTCATTATATTTTTCCATTCTGATTTACTATTGATATATTCATGAATAGATAAGTATTTTTTTGGTATTTTATCTAATTTAGGGATTGCTATTCTACCTCTAAAATCTCCAGTATAACGATATAAAATTTTATTATACTGTTCTATTACATTACTAATTAAATCTAATTTAGTACATGTGTTTTTATTTGAATTAGGTAAATTAATCTTCGCCATGTTCAGCATACCTTTTGTACACTATATATTGTAGAAATTGAATTAATTCATGAACATCATATTTTTTAGTTATGTCATTTTTTAATTGTTTCTTTACAAAATTTCTAATATAACCTAAAGCTCTATTAGAAATTGCACCATCATAAGATTCTGGCTCTGTATTAATAGAATCAGAATAATTTTCTTGTAACCATTTTATAATATTATATAATGAATCGTTTAAATTATCGAGTATAATTTTATATACATTATATTTACTCATAATTATTGAATCAATATAATTCTCAAATTCAAAATTAACAGTAGTATCATAAGTTAAATCATCTATTAATTGTTTATATATATCAGAATTATCTACATAAAATTGTGTAGCTGTCTGTAGATATTTAACATATTTATATATTATAAAAACACTGGTATCAATATCTAGTACTATATTTTTACATGTGCAACTATTTAATAATGTATTTTCAACCGATAAATCATCATTAGTTTTGTTTATCATACTCATCTTTAGAGACATGTCTTCATCTATTTCATTTTCATCTAGATTTCTCATCATCTCATTATTATTCATTTCGTTATCTCTAACTTTTCTACTTTTTCTATAGAAACTCATTAAAGTATTTTTAACAATTCGATTAGTGTATGCAAATAATCTACCCTTATCTGGATTATATCTATCTAAAGAAGATAATATTGCCATCATACAATCAGAAGTTGCATCGGTTCTATTGTTTTTAACATGATAATTACCATAGAACTGTTTATTAATCATACCATTGATTATACTAATAAAACTAGGTTCTATCTGTTTAAACAATTGCTCATTACTTCTATCTTTTTTATATTGCTTTATTAATTCATTCATTTCTTTTTCTATAAAATATTGACTTTTTTTATTAGGGTCTTTTTTTCTGGGCAATAAAATAACCTCCATTTGAATTTATATATCTTCTTTTATTAGTTCTGCTATATTATAACATATATAATACTATTTGTCAACACTCATATTTTTTGTTCTCTTAAAAGTTAAATTTAATAGTAGTAATAAATATAATTATTTTTTTAGGTGGTATTAATAAAATTATGTTAAACTATGATGAACTTGATGTTCAATACAATTCTATTATAGATAATGAAGCTTTAATAAGTGATACGTTAAAAGATTACAATATTGTTGATATATCTTTAGATGATATTGAATTAATAAATTTTTTAAATACAGACTATTCAGAAGCCTTTGATAGAGCTAAGAAAGGTTATTTTATTTTTAGAGGTGATATTATTGATGATAATATTGTCAATAGAAAACCTGGAATTAGAATATCGCTGAATAATTCGTATAATTACTATAATCGTTTATTATCTAATATTTTAAACAGTTGGAAACACTATCCCAAAAGAAATCAAAGTTTTATCTGTACAAGTTCTTATGAATATGCATCACACTGGAGTGATGTTGTAAATCTAGTATTACCAATTAATGGGACTAAATTAGGTATATGCCCTAGATGGGATATGTGGAGATCCTTTACAGAACATTCCGATATAGAAAGAATGTTATATTTTAATATTGATATATCTAAATTCTTTTCTATTATCAATGATACTCTAGCTGATGTTCATGACTATATATTTAAATATGAAGATAACAAAGAAGTTTATCGATATATAGTTAAAACTGAATCTAATATTAAAAAACTTACTGAAAACAAAGTAAATGATTTAATAGAGTATTTTCACGCTGATATGTATAATGCTAATATATTTGAATATATAATCAGAAGTGTATATAATGATACTGAAACTATTATATCATGTTTAGATGATATTCTCAACCCTGAAAAAAATGAGTTTAGAATAGAATTTATAGAAAGTTACAGTATACCAATAAACAAACAAAGAGAATTATGGTTTAGTAATGAGGCTATATTTATAAGATTAGACTATCTCTGGGATAATAAGAATTCAAGATTATTCAGTGAATTATTTAAATAAAAATGAGTCTAGGGACCCAATTTTGATTACTTTTGTTCATAGATTGTTCACCGAAATTTATAAAAAAAGGTAAATTAAAGATCAGTTAGATCTTTTAGATATAATTAAAAGATTTGAAAATAAAGATTCTATAATATGATTGTTATAGAAATAAGATAAAAAAAGTTGAGTTTAAGAGAGTGGGTCAATACATTCCGATTAGCTAAGATGATGCTTCGCATCATGCATCTTCGTTTCACTCGATGTTAAATATATTTAAATATAATCATCATGCTAAGAGGACTAGTTAGGTCCTCTTTTTTTTTATCTGTTGACAAATAGTAATATATATGATATAATTAACTAAACTTGAAATATTAAATGAAGGAGTATTTAAATGGCTAAAATAAAAGAGATTAATTCCACATCTGTAGAAATTAGTAATGCTTTACATTCTTTATGGGTTGAAAAGTATAGACCTAAAAGTGTAGAAAGTTTGATATGTAGTGCTGAAATAAAGAAATTTATTTCTGATTGTATTGAGAAATGCGACATTCCAAATATGTTGCTGTACGGCAGAGCTGGTACTGGTAAGAATAGTATTGTAAATGTAATTGTAAATAATATGGATTGCAATTATTTAACAATTAACGCTTCCGAAGAAAGAGGTATTGACACTATTCGTGATAAGGTACAGAACTTTGCTAATACTGCCTCATTCATGAATAAGAAGAAAATTATAATTCTTAATGAAGCCGATGGTCTTTTACCAGTAGCACAAGATTCTTTGAGAGAACTTATGGAAACTGCTTCTGATAATTGTAGATTTATTTTGACCTGTAATTACATCAATAAAATAATTACTCCTATTAGATCAAGATGTGCTGAATTTGAATTGATACCAGATTCTCTTGATATAGCTGAATTGTTAGTTAATATTTTAGATAATGAAAATATAAAATTTGATGATGATTATATTGCTGTTGTAATCAAGAATTATTCCCCAGATATCAGAAAAATTATCAATGAAACTCAGAAGAATTCAAAATGTTCTGATGTTTTAAAAGCTGATTTAATCAATAGTAGTAATAATGAAAAGTATGACAAATTTTTCGATGCTGTATTTAGTACCAAAGATGTTAAAAAAATATCTGAATTAACTAAGAAGATGGTGTTTGATGAAGATATTTATATTGCAATGAAAGATTATTGTGTTGAAAAATATAATAGTTCTGATGCAGTAATAGTAATTGCGGAACATGCTTACAAAAATAAAATTGTGTTTGACCGGGATCTTGTCTTTTTGAGTTGTATATTTAACATTAAAGATATATTGAAATAATAAAGGAGAAATGAAAATATATGAATATAACTATTACCAACACAAACATTAACAGATTGAAAAAGTTTTTTAGTATTATACCAGATACCTTTACCCATGTTCCTCTTAAAATAGGGAAAGATGAAAATAATAATTGTTTTGCTAGAATAGATTCTACTGATATTAACGGTGATGTTTCTTTTTATGGTAGGGTACAATTAGATGACATTAAAGAATTAGAAACATCTTCAATGATGATTATCAGATTGCAAACAAATAGAGCAGTACTGAGTACATTGTTTAATCCTATATATGATTCGATTCAAATTAATAAAACTAGAATATTAATACAAACAAAAAATAAAAAAATGTCTATTCAATTATATCAGTTACTTGAAAAGGATATATATGAACTCCCAGAAACTAATGTAGATATGTATGAGGCAGTAATTAGTAATAATATCGGTCTTAAAAATGATGGTTTTTTTATACTTGATTTAGATAAAGATGAAATGAAAGATTTTATTGATAGCTCAAACATTCTCACACCAAACAAAACAGAAGATTTGAGATTTAATATTAAAACTAATAAAGATAGATTAGTTGTGTATTCAGAAGATTATATCAAAAATAATTTTGAATATACATTTACACCAATATTAGTCGATAAAATAAAGATTGATGCTAAATATGATTATAATTTAGTTGATGTTATGAGTAGACTTTTGAAGTTTAAAGATTACGATATTAGTACTCTTATCAGTAATCCAGTAGTATCATTTACAATTGCTTCTGAAAAAGAAGGTATAACAGCAACAATAAGTGTACCCGCTCAGAAAGATTAATCTATATTATTAAGTGATAATCTATACTAATGATACAAGTTAATTAGTATAGATTATTCTAAGGAGTTAATTGTGTGAAAGTTCTAATATTAGATTTTTTTAATATAGTAAAAAGATATACCTACGCATATGACATAACTAAATATAGCGAAGGTGAATTGATAGATAAACTAACATTTAATATACTCAATAAAATATGTGATACTATTAATATACTAAAACCTGATGTTGTATTTATTTGTTCTGATAATGGTCGAAACAAAAGAGCTATAGCTTTATCTTCAGGTACATATAAAGCTAATAGAAAAAGAAGTAAATCGATGACAGATGAAGAAAAAGAAAAGAGTTATGTTGAGTATATTAAAAATATGATGTTGACACTACCTTTTCCTTTCATTGACATTAAAGATACTGAAGCAGATACAATTATATATTGTCTTGCTGATTACATTAAGAAATTGGATAATAAAATTCATATTACTATTGCTAGTTCTGATTCAGATTTTATTCAATTGTTAGATAAAAATGTTGATATATATGATTGGTATAAAAATGATATTAACATTAATAATTGGTATGTTAAATATAAGAAATTTGATGAAAAATATTTTAATTCAAAAAATTATGCTTTAGCAAAGTCTATTACAGGTGACATTTCAGATAATATTAAAGGAGTTCAAAATTTAGGTTGGGGAAAAGTGAGCAAACTTTTTAATATTATATATCAATATTATGAAGATATTTTAATCCCTGATAATATTGAAACATTAATTGATATGATTACAGAACTAATCAATAATGAAGATGTAGAATTAGATAAAAAGGAATTAAAATTTCTTATTAATTGTCAGCAAACATTTATAGAGAATAAGAAAATAATTAAAACTAATCAATCAATGATAGATTTATCGATGATTGAAACGCCTTATATTTATAATATTCAAAATGCTATTAAACGAAGTATAAAAAATAATGTAAAATTTAATAGAAAAGAATTTATAAAAATGTTAAAGTTAGAAAGATACAAGGATAATGTGGATAATATTGAGTATCAAAAAATATTAAATAAAAATAGTAAATCATCTTTAGTGTTTATGCAGTTAGAGAAAAGAATAAATATTGGTTTGCTAAGTTTACGATCTAAAGGTGGATAATTAATGTCAAAATCTTTATTAGTTGGAGATTTACATATACCAAACAGTAAAAGTTCAATTTCAAATAGTGATACATTTCAAGAGATTTTTAATACTTTTAGTTTAATTAAAAATACAATAGAAATAGAAAAGCCAGATTATACTATATTTTTTGGTGATATATTTGATTCACCTTATAGTATTACTACTCCTGTTATTTCTATTATATCTAAAATAATATATGACATGTCGCTTGAAACTAGTTTAATATTTATTTTAGGTAATCATGATGATGTTGATAATAAAGCTAATAATATTAAAATAGGTGATTCTACATTAAATATAAGAAGTTCGTTATTATCAATGTTCAGTTATTATCCTAATGTTATGGTATTTGACAAACCAGCCGTAGTTCATTTAGATAATACAAATATTGAAATTGCTTTTATTCCATATTCAACTAATATAATTGAAAGTTTAGATAGTATAAAAAATAAGTTTGCGATTGGTACAACTAGAATAGCTATGGGTCATTTTGATACAAAGCACGGTTACAATATGATAGTTAAAGATGGTTGTGATGTATCAGAAAATATTCCAACACCAGAAGAATTGATTGACAAATATAAATATGATTTAGTATTGTTAGGTCATATTCACGACCCACAAGAGATTAAAGTTAGAGATAAATTAGTTAAATATATTGGTAGTTGTAGAAATGTTGACTTTAGAAATACTGGGGAAAATAAAGGTATTTATATGATGGATTTTGATGATATGTCAATGAGATATATTGACAATCCACACACTTACATTTATAAAGTATTTAGAAATTTTGATATTTTTTCTGATTATTGCACCGAAAGTTCTGAAGAAAAATTAAGTAAAACTAAAATACAGTACATATATAGTAATAGTCAAGAGACTAGAGATATATCAAAATTAAAACATTTCTTTAAATCAGTTAATTTTCAAAAGTCTATGATTGATGATTCCGGATTAAAATCATCTAATATATCATCGGATGCATTTAAAGAATTTGAATCGATGATTAACAACAATTTAATCACAAAAGAAAAATTAGTAGATTATGCTTTGCAATTTAAAGAACCGATTAACAAACAAAATGCTGTAGATATACTTAAAATATTTAATTATCATGATTAAAGGGGTATGAAATTATGTTAGATAATATACGATTAAGAATAGCTATAATGTTAGTATCACTATCTATTATGATAGTTAATAAAAAAACATATGAAGGTTTTGGATTAATCATAACATTAAAAGATTGGGTTGACTATTGCAAACTCAGAAAAGATGTTCTGATAAATAAAGATAAGGGAAAATAGAATGAGATTATCTAAAATAGAATTAAATAATTTTATGTCATTTAAAAGTGATACTATAGAATTAACAAATGATATAAATGAAAAACCCACTATATATATTATTGATGGTATTAATTATGATAGCGATGTTGAGAACGAATCTTCCAGTAATGGTAGTGGAAAAAGTACGTTGATTGGTGAATCTGTCATGTATAATATATTTGGTAGAGGATTAAGAGGAAATAAACAGAAGGTTAAATTAAATGAAATGATACGTAATGGTAGTAGTAAGATGTCAAATATCATTACATATTTAATTAATGATGAAGTTAATGGTCAATCAAAACTTAATATAGAACGTAATAAATCAATCAAAGGTTCCAGTAGTGTTGATGTAAATATAGATGGAGAATTAAAAACAAAAAGAACTAAAAGTTTATCTGACAAAGATATTAAAATGTTTATTAATCTTACTCCTGAAGTATTTTCGCAAGTAGTAGTCTATTATCATGATAATATTAATTTGTTAGCCATGAATTATGGACAGAGATTAGATTTTTTTAAAAATATGGTCGACCTTACTCTAATAGATAACTACTACGAAAAAGCTAAAAATTTTAAAACATCTAATGAAAGAATGTTAGAAAAGCTTTATATGAGTAAAAAAAATACAGAAGAAATAATTTCCATTGTTGAAGATAATAAAGATGAATATGTTGATTATTTAAATAAAAAGTTAGATGATTTAAATGAAAAATTAAAAGAAGCTGAAAATGAAGAAGTTACTGATATTAGTGAGTATAAAGATTTAATTGATAATAAAAAGAATGAATTGGATTCATTAACGAAAGATTATAATGATAAACATGAGTTAATATTAATAGCTAGAAATAATTTAGATAAAATAGAAAAAGAAATTTCTAGATTTACTAAGTTAAGTGGTGTTAAATGTCCTACCTGTCAACAAATGGTAACAGGTGAATATGTTGATACTATTAGTAAAGCATATATCAGTGAACAAAATGAATTTCAATTGATTATTAAAACTAATCAAGAAGAAACTAACGAATTGAACAAACAGATTAAAGAAGTTAAAAATAGTATTGATAATTATCAGAATATTATTAATAAAATAAATACTGAGTTGAGACTTAGAGAACAAAATATTAGAAATATTAATAATGATATATCTAAAATCAAAAAGGATATATTAAATGTTGATAATAAGAAAGAAGATAGTGTAGACAAAAGTAAATATGAATTAAAATTAATAGGGTTAAATAATGCTATTAAAATTAGAGAAGAATGGTCTGAATCAGTAGATTATTGGTATAACATATTTTCACCTAAGTCATTGTTAAGAAGTGCCATCATAAGAAAATATATAGCCATATTAAGTGATATATTTGAATATTATATATCTAAATTATACAACAATGAAATATTAGCTAAGATTACTATCAGTGATGATGGTGATATTGACATTAATATATATTACAATGGATATGAAACTAATTACTGGCAAATGAGTAGTGGGGAAAGAAAAAGAATAGATATATCAATGATGTTAAGTCTATATGAGTTCAATAGTTATATTAATCCTAATATGCCTAAATTTTTAATTATGGATGAACTTTTAGATTCGCTAGACCCTATTGGTATTAATAATGTGATAGAAACATTATTAGATGTGCAACAACGTCATGGTATAGATTTATATTTAGTTAGTCACATTCCCATACCATTAGAAAATATACCAGAAACAACTAGTATAAAACGTATATTAGTTACTAAAAAAGATAAAATAAGTGTAGCTAAATATATTGATTAAGAAAGGTGAATTAATTTTAGATATGACATTTGAAGAATTTATTAATATATTTCAAAATTGGAGAAAAAATAATAATTATCCTAGACGTGATTTTTGTCGAGAAGAATATAGGAAACATACTACAATATTAAAAGATTATCCAAATACTATTAATTCAATAGATAAAAATAGGTGGGAATTATTTATAGACAATCAAGCTAAACCAAGTACTTTTTTGGACTCATTGTTTTCAGCTGATGGTGAAATAACTAAATTAGATAGAATTAGAATTGAACAAGAGAAAAACGAACAATCTTATTTAGATTCTAAAATTAAAGACGAATTAAAAATAGAAGAATGTATTGATTCTCTATATAAATATATTAAAAAACATAATTATATACCTAAATTTTCAGTATTAAATAATATATTATCATTTAGAGCAGATAAATATTTTAACACTGAAACAGAGTTATATATAGCTTGTGCTAGAAAATATGATGATATGGATAAATATATTCTTAACGAAGAAACTTTTAATGATGAATATCGAAAAAATACACTAGAAGCTATTAATAGTAAAAGAAAATATTTTATAACAACAGCAGTATCAGGTAAAAAGGTAAATAAAAATCTGTTAAATTCGATAAAAACATATATGAATGAAACTGATTCTATATGTCTTGTTTTACCGTGTGAAGATGTTATTAATAGAAAATCAGCCTTTAGTTGGCAACTATCACCTGAATTAAAACAAGATGATTTTTATATAATATATAAAGATACTTATTTAAACGATAGTATATATATTTCTGATATTAAAGTATCAGCTAAACAAATAAACCCACAAACTGGTCTACCTCAATTAACACAAGATGGTAATGTTATTATTGCTAGTCCTAAACAGGATTTAGATTTTGTAGCTAATAGTAATAATTGTATTCCTAATGCTATAATGACCACAGGTGCAATAACTGAGAACGATTATTCTAATGATTTATATATGTCTCAGAGATTAAACAAAATTGCTGAGTATGAACATGTATTAGGCGGAATTATAGTTGAGATTGAAAATGATAAAGTGTTTCATTTTAGACAAGTACAAATGGGCAGTGATGGGGAAATTATTGATTTAGGAATTATATATAAACCAGATGGTTCTATTAGTAAAGCTAAAAATAGTGTTATGGTAGTAGGAGATAGTCATTTTGGTGAACACGATGAAGAAGTTTTGTCTATTGAACATGATATGATTGATGTTATAGGTATTAATAATTTAGTTTTACATGATGTGTTTTCAGCAATATCTATAACTCATCACGATAAAAACAAAACAGTAACACTAGCTAGAAAAGCGGCATCCAATAATATCTCATTAGAATCTGAATCTGAAATGGTTGCTAATTTATTGGATTATTTTGCTGATGCTAGATAATTATCTAGAAGAAGGTAGATATGCTTTTGATAAAGTAAATCTTAGATATTCATTAGATATTGTTAAATCTATGATTGATGGAGAAATTTTACCTTTACGTTATATGATTGAAAACCAAACTAGTTTTAAAAATAAAGATAAAACAAAATGGTTAGAACCTAATGAAGATTTTAATTTTCATGGAGTTGAAATAAGTCAGCATGGTCATAGAGGTGCAAACGGAGCTAAGGGTAGTCTAACTACATATAGAAAAGCTTATAAGAAATCTATGTCAGCACATACTCATCAACCAAAAATTCTTAAAGGTGCTGTATCTGTTGGAACTAGCTCTAAATTAAGATTATCTTATAATATTGGATTAAGTTCATGGGTTCAAGGTGTTGGTATTATATATGAAAATGGCACCTATCAATTGATAAATATTATAAATTACAATAACAAATATAGTTGGAAAATACCGAGTGAAGATATAACAGATTAATTTTATATTATAAACATTATAATAATTTATTTATAAGTGAAGTTTTTATAGCTTCACTTATTTTTTATATTAAAAATGAAATTAATTATGTGAATTTATTTTGCGAGTTTATAAGGGTGATTTATTTGTATAATTTAAATATGAATAATATAATAGAAAATATAAATGTAATCATTTCCAGATTAGCCCCGGAAGTGGTAGAATTAAAAAAACAATATATCAAAAATAAAATGGAACAAAATTTTTTAGTAAATACACTAACTACTGAACAACACGAAGCTTTGTCTTTTTTATGTAAAGTTAGACATAAATTTCATATTAATATGTATTCAATAATAAAAGGACACGGAAATAATTATCTTAATGCTTTAATAAGAGCAAATGATATATTATTTAAATCTGGACTTCCTAAGATATCTGATATACCTGATAATATATTAGATAACTATGAATTTATTCATAGATATAGAATAGATAAAAATCAAATAAACAACACGCTTGAATTTAATAGACTATATAAACAATTAAATGATCTTAATGATCATATTGAATTATATATTGATGAAATAGATAAAAAATATGGGACACAATATAAACCTAGTGGAGCCGCAAGAACAAATTTTTACATGCGAAATAACAAACGAAATAATATCGTATTAAATAATATCATATTAAATAATATTAATGCATTACTAGCTAAATTAACTGAAAAACAATATGCCCCTTATAAAGAATTATATGAAAGTATGAAAGAAGAATATGATAAAAGATATGATCATATTTTTGGTATTGGTAATAATAGATTGTATTTAAATGATAATGTGGAAATAAAAGCTGTTGATTATTCAGTAGATTTGTTTTCAGTAGATTTTGCTAAATTTATTACTTTTTTAACTAATAATTTAACTGAGTATTATTTTGAAAATTTATATTTAGATATATTATATAATAGAATATATAGTAAAGATGGTAGAGAATATAAATTAACTAAATTTTTACAATTATTAACAGAACAAAAACTTAAAAATGTAACAAAAGAAGAATATGATTATATATTAAACGCATATGATGTTAAAGAAATTATATCATATTATATATCTAGTTTACCACCTAAAAGTATATTAAATGATGATGGTAAAATAAAATTAATTGTAGTTATATCAAGAAATCCATATGACATAGCAGGAATGAGTACTGATAGAAGATGGACCAGTTGTATGAGATTGCCAGATGATGATCCTTCTATATATCCAGGTGGTGCTTATCACCAACATTTGATAAATGATATTGAATTAGGAACTCTTGTAGCATATTTAATTGAACCAACAGATAAAAATATTGAACACCCATATGCTAGGATTGCTATTAAGCCATATCAAAATATTAAAGATAAGTCAATAGTACTATATGCAGAAAATAGAGTGTACAATGATGCTAGTTTAGATGATAATATATGAAGAATTTAAAAATATTGTTAATAATTTTTTAGATAAAATACAAGATGATAAAGAAGGTATATTTGAAAGTATGCCTGATTTATATAATGATAGTAAAGAAAATTTTAAGATTAAAACAAATGAAAATAAAAAATCAATATTAATACGTAATATTATTGATTTTAATAAAATTTTGAATATTGATAATAATACAGGAATAGATATAATAAAAAAAGCAATAGTTACATCTCGATCAAAAAATAATACTGAATATATAGAAAATTTTAATAGTTTAGCAAATATATATAATTTAATAATAGATCATCTAGATATTGAAAACCCAAATATTATTACTAAAATTGCAATTGAATCTTTAACAGCGGATAATTATCAAAATAAAACTGTTATTAATGAATCAGGTAAGATAATATCTATATTAAATTTACCAGATATTATACATTATAAATCATTATCAAATAATAAATATATTGATGAAAAATATTTAAATTTATTATTAAATAGAATGAAAGATAAAATTAAATGGATAGAAGACCATGAATTTGATATTAAAAATATAAATTCATATGATTTTTATATAGTTGATAATAGTAAAAATAAAAATTATGATAGTATATATGGAGATTTATATAGAATTGATAATAGATGGCGTATACCAAACTATGGTGATATAACATTTACTAATCAATATAATTCTAATAAAATTGAAAAAATGTATAGTATTTATGTTGTCAAATCTGGAGATAAAATAAATAAATTTATTTATAAATTAGACCTAGATGCTTTTGTGAATTTAACTAATATAATTACATTTTATAAAGTATATAGTAAAAAAGACACTATATCTACATATAATTTTAATTATGATATAACATTTAATGTTAAAGCATTTATTATAAAAAATTATGATTATAAAGGACCTGTTGATTTTCTATATAATACTGATATAGCTATAGAAACATTATTGACTGCTAGATTAAGTAGACCTTTATCAATTGATGATATAGTTAATTTATAGTTAGGAGATATATAAAATGAATATATTAAAAAATATAGATAATATTATAACAGAAGCTAGAAGTCATAGTGATGTTAATAAAAAAGAGCCTTTGTATACAATCTTGTATCGTTATTTAGATAAAGATAATCCTAATTCTTTATATTTTAATAAACCTAAATATTTTGTACATTTTAGTAATGAATTAAAAATAGGTATAAATCCTAAATCTAGATGGGGGCATATTAGTGCTTATGGTATATATGCTTATCCTTTAAAATATGTAACAGAAGTATTAACTAGAGTTGGTAATAAAATAGAATTTGGATTTAATAAAAAATATGCAACTGTATTGGAGCAAATTGACGTTTCTGGATATAAATTTTTGTATATAGATTCAGATTATAATAATAGTGAAGATTTAAAAAAATTGAAAGATTATTATAATCATATAATGGAATTGATACCTAGTAGTACAACCATTTATAAAAATATGCTTAAAGACACTTATATTAAAAAATTTAATAATTATTTTGAAATGAAAGATTTGCCTGTATTTGTTAATAATAATACTGAATATAATACAAATAATTTTTTCTATATTTATTATGGTGTAGATTTACTTGTCAATTTACAAATAGCTTTTGATATAAAAAAACAAAGTAGCTCTGGAATAGTAGCAACTAAAATATTAATGGATATTTTAGGTTATTCTGGAATTTGTGATTTAAATGATTATGGTTCTATGCATAGTGATATAAGATACGAAACATGCTTTTTACATCCTAAATCATATAAAGTTATTGAAACTTATAATAATATTTAAAGTAGGTGTTATAGTTGGATATATTAAATAATATTAATGTATTATTAATTAAAACTATAATTGCAAACAGCAGTTTAAATTTAAATAAAAATTTTAGATTACCAATCTTAGATGATATAAAATTTTATGAATCAAGTAAAAAGAGTAAAAGAGGTAATATAACAACAATAACAAAATATGCCTTATATGATGAACTTCCAGTTGAAATACAAAATGAATTAAAATTAATATATAAAAAAAATATACCAGAAGTTATATTAGAAAATGATATAATCAAGTGTATTGAACGTATAAACAGATGGATATTAAAAGAATATAAAACAAATGATTTTGTTTTGAATATACATCAAAAACCGAATCTTACTTTTAACACAATGTCTTTTAGTGATTTTAATAGTATTCAAAAAATAAAAATTCATAAATCACCTACATATAATAGAAGACAATCTTCTGAATATTATGTTGGTATATTTAATGGTTTTATTATTTATATAAGAAAATCTAATCATTGGGGTAAATTTATAACTAATATATATAATTATGAAGATGATTGTATTGATAGTGATATATATAATAGAATTGGAACTAAAAAACATGATTGGGAATTAATTGGAGCAGATAAAAATAAAAATGGTGAATATAAAAATATATCACAAATAGGATATATATATATTTCAACAGATATGAATATTAGAAACTGTTTAAAATTTAAATATGAATAAACAAACGAGGTTGATATAAGTGAATATAATAAATGACATTAATGCATTACTAGCTAAATTAACTGAACAACAATATGCCCCTTATAAAGAATTGTATGAAAACATGAAAGAAGAATATGATAAAAGATATGACCATATTTTTGGTGTTGGTAATAATAGATTATATCTAGATGATACTATTAGAATTGATTTAATAGCTTATTTAGGGGCTAAAGATTTAGGACCTGCATATAGTGCTATTGTTAATATATTACATTACTGTGATGATTTTTATTATTTTAAAGATAATTATTATGATTTTGCTTGTAATAGAATATATGATAAAAATAATAGAGAGTATAGATTAACTAAGTTACTACAATTATTAATTACTAAAAAATTAAAAAATATCACAGAAGAACAATATGAAGATATTCTAGAACGTGTAAAAATTTTCAAGCTTAATTTTAAAAAAGATTTATTAGATGCTTACGCATTAAATCTTCCTCCTAAAAGCATGCTAACTGATAGTAAAGGTGTTAATTTATCGATAGTTATATCCAGAGACCCATATGATATAGTGGGTATGTCAACAGATAGAAGATGGAGAAGTTGTATGAGACTTCCTAATGATAATGACCCGCATGATGAGGGTGGTCAGTGTACTTATCATTTACAACATGATATCAAATTGGGAACTTTAGTTGCATATTTAATTGAACCAACTGATAAGAACATAGATAAACCTTATGCTAGGATTGCTATCAAACCTCATTATAACATTGAAAATAAGTCAGTATATTTATTTAGTGAAGATAAAGTATATAGTGATAATACATTAATGTCTCAAACTTACAAAAATTTTAAAAGTGTAGTAGATGAATTTTTGAATGAAGTTCAAAATGATATAGAAGGTGTGTTTAAATTACCTGATCAATTATATCCAGATAGTGAAACTAGAATTAAAACACATGGAGATTTAATTAAATATATTGATTTTGATGAGATATTTGGTTTTAGAAACGGTAAAACAGTATTTAAAAATAAAATTTTATCTGAATATAATCCTATATTATATGATATATATATATTAAATAATACAAAATACCCAAAATATAATAGTAATTCAGCCATGGTTAATGTAACAAATAAATTAATAGATAAAATTATAAAAAGAGCTAGTTATGTTGAAGATAATTCAATAAATGATGTTTATTCTATTTATATAACTGAAATAAATAAACCAATAAAAGAATATATATCTAGAATTGATGTAGATTTAGGTATATATTCTAAGAGATTGGTTAAAATGTTAGATACTGGTGATGTATATATTAACCCAGAATATGTTAATGTATATGTTAGTGAAATGTATATTAAAGAAGAATTAAAAGATGATAAAATTCTAATAAATAATATAGTAACTATGTGTAAAAATAATTATTAAAATAAAAGAAGGTTATTAGTATATGAATATATTAAATAATATAAATAATATATTATTATCAGCATTAACAGTTAAACAAAAACAATTAGTAGATAAAATATTAGAAAAAAATGGTGATGTACTTAAATCTAGATATGATCATATTTTTGGCGCTGGTAATAATAGAATATATTTGAATGATAAATTTGTTATAACTAAAAATTCTTTAGTTAAAAAATTTGAATTTACATTTTATCAACAGATTTCTGATGTTGAAGCATGTATAGATATATTTTTTTCATATCTAAACAAACCTTTACCAAAAGAGTTTAGTTTACAATTAAATGAATATTTAGATGGTAAATTTAAATTAAATAACAGAGAATATAATATTGGTAAAATATTAAATGAATTAAAAAATAATATAAATAAAATACAAAATAGTGATAATATAAAAAAAACAAAAGAAAAAGATAGAGTTTCAAGTCATTATATAGATTATCACTTAGAAATGATAGATGATGTATTAAAAGACTTTAATTCTAGACCTGTTATTAATAAAGATATAGATTGTCAAATTGTTATATCCAGAGACCCATATGATATTGCTGGTATGAGTACTGATAGAAGATGGCATAGTTGTATGGAATTAAAAAATGAAAATGAAAATTATGATGAAAGAATTAGAAACACTAATGAAGGTGGTTCTTATCGTTATTATGTTAAGAACGATTTAATAGAAGGTTCATTAATTGCTTATTTAATTGATAAGAATGATAGAGAAATTGATAAGCCTTACGCTAGAGTATTGATTAAACCCTATGTTAATAGACAAGGAAATCAAATATATTTATCACCAGAAGCCAGAGTATATAAAGATGATGCATTGATTGATTCAGTATTAGCAGATAAATTTATTGTTATAGTTGATAATTGGGTAAAAGAACAACAAAAAGATTTAAAAGGTAAATTTTATGCTAATCCTAATTTATATTATGATGGTAAAGCTTCTGTATTTGCAGGAAAATCTCTATCTATAGAAGAAGCTGTATATAAGTCAATTAAATGGAATACTTTATTTAAACAAGATAAAATGATAATCAAAGATGCTATAAAAACTAAATATATATCTCGTGTCAATAGATTAATAGAAGAATATAATGGTATTGTTCATGAAGTATTATTTAAAAATAAAATATATATGCCATTTATTGATGCATCAAAAATCAAGAATGAAAATTATTTAAATTTAGAATTCCCAGTTAGAATATTAAGTGATGAAGAAAAAAATCGCATATATCATTATTACAAACTAAATTATAATTTATTCCCTACCATTGAGTTTATATCATTTGATGAGATAGCTAGACAATTAAAAAAAGAAAAAAAAATAAAGAATAAGACTGTAATACAAAATTTTATTAAAGATTTAGAAAATATTTCAACAGATGATAGATTTGATACTGAAAGATATGATATTATTATAACTAGAAGCGAAGATACTAATAATAATGATTTAATATTAGTAGAACAAAAAGATTATATAGATTACATAGATTTGACAAGAGATGATTTTGCTATTGAAGATACACAGAATTATTATTTATATACTGTTTATTTAGTTAGTAGCGGAGTTACAGATTTAAATAAAGCTTTAATAAAAATTTATATGAATTTAGTGATTGATGATTACCAAATATCTAGTGAATATTCATATGATATAATTCATAAATATCATCATAGAGATGTTTTAAATAGTGATGCTGATCACAGAGTATTATTAGCTGATATATCAAAATTATATATACACCCTGAATTTGATAATTATTTGAATTATAAAAATGAAAAAAATAATAATTATTTAGATTTATTTAAAGAAAAATTAACAGATGCTATACTTGACCCAATTGATAAATTACAATTAGACGTGTATTTATTGACTAGTTTATATGATTTTGATTCTGGGCGAGGAATTGATTATGATAGATATGTTCCAGCTGACGAGAAAGAAATTTTTAGTAGAGGTCATCAAACTAAAAAAGAATTCAGAGATTTAGAAAAAGATGTATTCGGGGATTCTGATTTAGATTTATCATATGATAAAGAATAAAACATATAAAAAATATGCAAAATATACTCGGAAATGAACTAAAACCACTCAAATTTCAAGAGAAAATCATCAAAAAAATACAAAATAAAAACGCTCTAGTATGTTTATCCACTGGAGCAGGAAAAACGATTCTCGCATATAATTGGGCCAATATAGAAAATTTAACGTATCGTAAAGTTATTTTTACCGCTCCAATAAAGGCTTTATCGAATGAAAAGTTTTGTGAGTTAAATCAACAAGGGTTCAACGTTGGACTAGTTACTGGTGATGTAAAATATAATATACATGCTCCTATATTATGTTTAACGCAAGAAATATACGCACAAGGCTATTATAATGAAATAGCAGATGTAGTAATAGATGAGATACATTATATATTTCATAATTCAGATAGAGCAAGATGTTATATGGATAGTATATCGAAAACTAATCCAAAATCTAAACTATTGTTTTTATCTGCTACCTGTCATGACCCTACAAGATTAGCCAAATTTCTTGGAGAGATAACAAACAGAAAAATAATAGTTGCTGAATCAAACGAGAGACTAGTTAATTTAAAGTATAACAATAAAGGAATTAAAATAGATAAAATTAAAGATGCCATAGTCTTCTGTTTTTCTAGAAGGGCTATTGGTATTTTGGTTTCTGAACTTATTAAATATAGAAGTAAAATATCTAAATTTAAAATTAAAGAAATACAAGAATTAGCATTAAAATATAATGTTGAGTATTTATCTGAATGGGATTACGGAATATCTAGATATCACGGTAAATTACTACCAAAAGAAAAAATGATGATAGAATACTTATATAGAAATAATTATCTAGATGTTATCGTTGGTACTGATGCGTTAGCTTTAGGTGTCAATCTACCAGCTAAATGTGTTGTCATGGCTCAATTAGTTAAACCTACTGGTAAAATAGTTGAAAAATCTGAGTT